TGTAAGATTACCTTCGGATGAAGAAGACGAAATTCCTTACTTTAGAAGGCGTAAAGGGGAATTTTACTAGTGGAGATTGAACTTGCGGCTATCCAGCAAACAGTAGCCACCAGGTTAGCTATGTGTAATGAGTGCCCCAGGTTGGTTAAGGCCGTTCAGGTGTGTAAAGAATGCGGGTGTTTTATGCCAGCTAAAGTTTGGATTACGGGGCAAAGCTGCCCCATTGGTAAATGGACAGCAACAGAGGAATAGGTAATGGCAATTGAGCGCAGGTTAAACGGGATGGGGGAAAGCATTGAGGGCAATGCAGCTGAGGTAGGGCTGGATGCGGTCCTGGAAATTGAAATTGAAGAGCCTGAAGTTCTTACATTGGATGATGGCAGTGTAGAAGTAACCCTTATTGCTGAAGGCGAGGAGGATATAGCAAGTGCGCCGTTTGATGCTAATTTGGCTGAATACCTTGAAGATGGGCACCTTGCGGAACTGTCCAGTGAGTTAGTCGCTTCCGTGGAATCAGATACTCAAAGTCGCAGAGAGTGGGCTGATACTTTTGTTAAGGGGTTGGAGGTTCTTGGTTTTAATTATGAAAACAGAACCGAACCCTGGGAAAACGCTTGTGGAGTGTACAGTACGATATTAGCTGAAGCAGCCATTCGCTTCCAGGCTGAAGCCATGAGTGAGACATTCCCAGCCGGAGGGCCTGTCAAAACACAGATCCTGGGGGAAATAACCCGTGAGAAGGAAGACGCGGCCCTGCGCGTTAAAACGGATATGAACTACGAGTTGACGGATGTGATGGTGGAGTACCGCCCTGAACACGAACGCATGCTGTACAGCTTAGGATTAGCTGGGTCGGCATTTAAAAAGGTTTATTTTGATCCTAATTTGGATCGACAAGTTGCTTTATATATTCCCGCTGAAGACATGATCGTCCCTTACGGCGCATCAAACATAGAGACTGCCGAGCGTGTCACTCATGTCATGCGTAAAACCAAGAATGAAATGATTAAATTACAGGCCGCTGGGTTCTACAGGACCGTAGAGCTAGGTGAACCTGTTACTTTTTTTACAGATATTGAAGAAGAGAAAGCCAAGGAAGGTGGGTTTTCTTTAAATTCTGATGATCGATACACCCTATATGAAATCCACGCTGATTTAGTGCTTGATGAGGTGGATGAAGCGGAACGTGAAGATCCACGGGGCATGGGGTTGGCGCGTAGGGAGGCGTCAGATGATCGAAATGAACTCCAAATAGCCAAACCTTACGTGGTTACCATTGAGCAGGGCACCGGCACGGTACTTGCAGTGCGTAGAAACTGGAACCCCGACGATCCTTTGACGCTCAAGCGTCAACATTTTGTCCATTATGTGTATGTTCCTGGTTTTGGCTTCTATGGTCTTGGTTTAATTCACATTATTGGGGGGTATGCACGGGCTGGAACCTCCATAATCCGCCAATTAGTTGACGCAGGTACGCTTTCTAACCTACCAGGGGGCTTAAAATCACGTGGATTGCGGGTAAAAGGGGATGATACCCCCATTGGACCGGGTGAATTCCGTGATGTTGACGTACCTAGTGGGTCAATACGCGAGAATATCCTCCCATTACCGTATAAAGAGCCAAGTCAGACGTTATTGGCGCTTTTAGACAAGATTACCGAAGAAGGCCGTAGATTAGGCGCTATTTCGGACATGAATATCTCCGACATGAGTGCAAATGCACCTGTTGGTACAACATTAGCCCTACTTGAGCGTACCTTAAAGCCAATGGCGGCGGTGCAATCCCGTGTTCATTACGCTATGAAGCAGGAATTTAAGCTTTTGCGGGCCATCATGGCTGAGTACGCGCCCCAAGAGTATCTTTACATGCCTGACCGTGGCGAACCGCGTGCCCGCCAAGCGGATTATGCTACGGTGGAAGTTATTCCTGTCAGTGACCCCAATAGCAGTACGATGGCACAAAGAGTTGTGCAATATCAGACTGTTATGCAGCTGGCACAGGCTACTCCACAAATTTATGACTTGCCGCAGCTGCATAGGCAGATGATTGAGGTCTTGGGGATTAAGAATGCAGATAAGCTGGTGCCCACGGACGATGATATGGACCCGGTAGATCCTATAAGTGAAAACATGGATGCACTTACGGGCTCTCCCATAAAGGCATTTATGTACCAGGATCACCAAGCGCACATTTCTGCTCACCAAGCTTTTATACAAGATCCCATGATTGCCCAGACTATTGGGCAAAACCCGTTGGCTAACCAGATTATGGGGGAACTGCAAGCTCACATTGCAGAGCACACGGCGTTCTTGTATAGACGGCAGATTGAAGAACGCATCGGAGCACCGTTGCCACCACCTAATGAAGAGCTTTCAGAAGAAATTGAAACACAGCTGGCCCAGCTTCAAGCCACGGCGGCTATCCAACTTACCCAAGCACACCAACAACAACAGGCTCAACAGGAAGCTGAACAGCAAGCCCAAGATCCTATTATGCAAATGCGCCAGGAAGAGTTGCGATTGAAGGGTGAAGAGCAGGAACGCAAAGCATTGAAAGATGCTTCTGACGTAGCGTTGGACCAAGGTAGATTAGACTTAGATACTAAGAAAGCCCAGTCTACTGCGGCGTTGGAAGCCAACAGAATTGCTTCCCAGAACCAGGCGTCTGAAGCTAAGAACGATGTGGCCGAAGCTAAAGTTATTCTGGACATGGCAAAAGTTAAAGGAGAAGAAAAACGTACAGAGGCGGAAGCACACCGCGATGCGTCTGAAGCCTACCGTGATGATAGGGAAGACAGGTAAGTAGGCATTTATGGTGGATAGAAAAATACCCAAGGTTTCAGTCATTATGATTTCTTACAATGGCCGTGCTCCCTTGGTAAAAAGGGCCGTTAACAGTGTACTAAAACAAAACTATAAAAATTGGGAGTTAATTATTCAGGATGATTGTTCAACGGATGGGTCTTTTAATTTAATTGAAACTTTAGGCCAAACGGATGAACGAATAAAAGTTTACCAAAACGAATCTAATGTAGGGATTTCCAAGAATAGATTGGCCGCATATGCGAATACCACGGGGGATTTGATATGCCACTTAGATAATGACGATTTTTTATATGCTCATGCCTTGGGATACGTGGTAGCTGCTTTTATCCAAAATCCTGAAATAGGGTTTGCTTACAGTGATCAAGCTTTTATAGATGAAAAGGGGGAGCCCTTCCAGTACGTAGCAAATAAAAATTTTGGTGAGCCATTGACGCAATATGGGTGGCGGCACTTAGGCATGTTCAGAAGGAGTGCCTATGAAGCTACCAAGGGATACAACACAGAACTGGATTGGCCGTGTGAAGATGGGGATATATTTATGCAAATAGCAGAAAAGTTCCCATTTAAGCGCATCCCCCATGTTTTATATGGGTACAACAACACAGGGGATCACGCCTCCCATAAGGTGCCTGAATGCCAACACTGTCTTAGCAGGGCTAAATGCAATTATATACGTGTGTGGGCAGCGGCATGTGATCCTCCCATAGATGTAATTACCTGGAAAGCGGTTGCGTAAAAGCACAGAGGACAGATAATATTTATTTTAAAACCACAGGAGTTAGAACCCTATGAAGACTGAAATAGAACAAGCGATAAAAGAAATAGCAACAGAAATAAAATTAATTCCGGCAGCAGATGTTCGGATGAAAGCCTCACAAGCGGTGTTAAACCTTGCTCATGCTCTTGCTGTGCTAGAGCGTATAGAGCGTGAAGAGGAAAGATAATGGCTAAAACCGTCTTTGACGTACTGATAGAGAAAATAACCGACCAGAAAAAGTCTAGCGAACAATTTTTACAAACCGCTGGGGCTAAGGATTTTGCTGAGTATAAGGAAGTATGTGGTGTCCTTCGGGGTCTGGACTCGGCATTACGTGAAATACATGACCTCTCGCGCAATTATATGGAAGATGCAGATGAGTGAAATGACCGCATTAGAGATGAAGCGTAAAGAAAAGATAGAGCATGAAGAAGAAGCGCAAGAAAAATTAGATGCCCTTATACCGAAACCCGTAGGGTATAGGTTGCTTATTGCGTTGCCTAATGTTGAAGAAACATTTGATGGTGGCATCGTTAAGGCTGCTAAAACTCTGCGTGACGAGTACATCCTCTCTACCATAGGAGTTGTGCTTGATATGGGAGAGCAAGCGTATGCAGATAAAGACCGGTTTCCTAATGGCCCCTGGTGTAAAGCGGGGGACTACGTGATGTTTCGGGCTAATACCGGTACACGTTTTAAGGTCGGCAATCAAGAGTATCGTCTGATGAACGATGATTCTGTTGAAGCCGTTGTTGATGATCCGAGTGTGATAACTCGTGCGTAAGGAGTAAGTTATGCCAATGCAACAAGTAGAGTACAAATTTCCTGATCCTGATAAAACGGAAGCAGGAACAGAAGTAGAAGTGGAGATGTCTGAAGATCCCTTGGCAATAGAGGTAGAGGGTGCAGTTGGTCGTGAAGAGGTAGGGAAACCCAAATCGGAATTCAAAGAAGAAGTCGAAATAGAGATAATTGACGATACTCCTGAAAAGGATAAAGGGAAGACCCCTTCTAACTTTAAAGAGGTGGATGATGAAGAGCTTGAAAACTACTCCAAGTCCGTTAAAAAACGTATTGGGCAGTTAAATAAAGCTATCCACGATGAACGCCGTGCAAAGGAAGTGGCCGAAAGGCAGAGCGCGGAGTTGACAAGAATATCTAAACCTTTGTTTGAAGAAAACGAAAGGCTTAAAGGTACAGTCAATAAGAACCAGGCAGCTATGTTGGAGCAAGCTAAAAATACGGTAGCCGCCGAAATGGAATCTGCCAAAAGGCAATACAAAGATGCGTATGAGTCGGGTGATTCAGAAGCAATAGTGACAGCTAATGAAGCACTGACCCAAGCTAAAATACGGGCAGATAAGGTTTCTCACTTTAAACCTACGCCTTTACAAACTCGTTCAAATGATATACAAGTACCAAAGAGTGATCCTGCACCCCAAGTCCCCCGCGACCAACGGGCTGATTCTTGGGCAAAGGACAATTCTTGGTTTGGTACGGATGACGAAATGACGGCATTCGCGTTAGGTTTAGATTCCAAGCTCAAGAAAAACGGGGTAGACCCGCGTTCCGATGAATATTACGAGAAGCTTGATTCTCGCCTCAGAGAAGTTTTTTCTGACTATGCGTTTGGAGACACAGTAAAACCCAAGCAAAGGTCGAGCAATGTGGTTGCGCCCGCTACGCGGAGCACTTCACCTAAAAAGGTGACTTTATCGCAAACCCAGGTAGCTCTTGCAAAACGACTTGGAGTATCTTTAGAAGATTACGCTAAACAAGCTGCGGTGTTAATGAGGAAGGAAAATGGCTGAACAAAGATTAGACAGAGAACTAGAGACTACCGAGAAGAAAACCCGCAAAAAGGCGTGGACGAGGCCAGAACTTTTGCCTAATCCTAAACCTCAAGAAGGGTATACCTTCCACTGGGTACGTGTGAGTACTAATGGACAGCCTGATCCAACAAATGTTTCTTCAAAGTTAAGAGAAGGTTGGGAGCCGTGCAAAGCTTCGGATCACCCTGAAATTCAGTTGGTGAGTATCGAAAATGAACGCTTTAAAGACAATATTGTCATGGGCGGTCTTATGCTTTGTAAAGCACCCAAAGAGCTTGTTGAAGAACGTAGTGCTTATTATAGAAAAACTAATGAGGACCAAATACGTTCTGTAGACAATAATTTAATGCGAGAGTCTGACCCCAGAATGCCACTTTTTAATGAGCGCAAATCTGAGGTTGCTTTCGGTAAAGGATAATTTTAGGAGTTTAATATGGCTACTACATCAACCCCTTATGGGTTAAAGCCTATAAACGAAATCGGGGGACTTCCTTACGCGGGGTCAACTCGAAAACTCCCTATTACGTCCGGGTTTGGTACTAATCTTTTCTATGGCGCGGTTGTGTGCA